AGTAATTGGGGGACAGCTGTCCCCCATAGCCCCCTCGCTTAGTAATTGGGGGACAGCTGTCCCCCATAGCCCCCTCGCTTAGTAATTGGGGGACAGCTGTCCCCCATAGCCTTCTTGCTTAGTAATTTTGTGGTTTTCCTTGCTTTGTGGTTTTTACAAAATTGATTAATAAAAAATAAAGAAATACATTAAAGAAATACAATAAAGAAATACAATAAAATAATGACTTCTTTATATGATAGACTTCAAATAAAGTTAAAGCTAAAGTTAAAAGCACAAGAAGATGCATTAAATGCACAAGAAGATGAATTAAAAAAGAATAAAGTACAAGAAGATGCATTAAAAAAGAATAAAGAACAAATAGTGAATAAATCACCAGATACCAATGCAAATAAGATTAAATTAAAGATAAAAACAGAATCATTGAAAAACAATACAGATAATACTGATACTCTTAATAATACCGATAAAAGTAATAATACCGATACTCTTAATAATACAGATATTCTTAATAATACTAATAATACCGATACTCTTAATAAGAGTAATAATACCGATAAGAGCAATAATGCAGTTAAAAATACGCAAAATACTCTAAATATGTTATGGACTGAGAAATATAGGCCTTCTGATTTAGACTCACTTATTGGAATTGATAAACAATTATTCGAACTTAAGATGTGGTTTCAATCATTTATGAGACATGACGAAGGAGTAAAAAAAGCTGTTTTATTTAAAGGAGCTCCCGGAACAGCTAAAACTACAACTGCGAGAGCAATACTTAAAGAGTTTGGATTTGAACCTATTAACTACAACGCTTCAGATGTTAGTAATAGAATGCTTGTTAAAGAAAACTTAAGTGACCTTATTGCTCAAATTGATCCAACAAAATATGGAATAATTATGGATGAAGTTGATGGAATGACAGCTGGTGAGAAAGGCGGATTATCGCAATTAATAAAAATAATAAACCCACCTAAGAAGTTGATTACTTATGGTAAAGGACGTGGGAGAGGAAGAGGACGCGGTTCAAGATCAACAGCAAAGAAAACAACAACTAAAGTAAATACAGTCAGCAGAGGTTGTCGTGGAAGAGCTAAGCAAGTTGGAAGCACTATAACAGATGATGATTTTGTAATTGATTCGAATTATAAAAATGTTCCTGAAGAACCACGATGGTTACCACCAATTATTTGTATTTGCAATGTACTTACTGATACTAAACTAGAAATGTTATTAAAATCATGTAAAGTTATAGATTTTAATCTACCTAATTATATGAGTTTATACAATGTAATGTCAAAAATTGAAGTAGCGGAGGGTCTTAATATTTCATCTGACGCAAAATCAAGTATAATTAATTTTTGTCAAAGCGATTATAGGCGCCTAGTGAATTTATTGCAATTGTTAAGTGCATCATGTAAAACTATTACATACGATACATTCGAAAAATATAAAAGCATTCTTAGATCAACTAGTTCAGATCTTGATAAGAAACAAATGACATGTTCAATACTTGATTCTAAGAGTATTGAGACTGTTTTAAAAACATATAATGATGATAATGCAATGACACCCATGCTTGTGCATGAAAATTATTATAAATTTATTGAAAATCAGAAAGGATTTACAGAAAAAGAAAAATTAATTAATTGTCATAAAGCACTTAAATCAATTATTGTAAGTGATATTATTGAAAAGAATATGTTTACTAAACAGACATATTACTTCCAACCCCTTCACGGTGTTGCTTCATGCTATATACCATCATATTATTGTTCTCTTAATAAGAAAAGAAAAACTATATCACCGTGTGAAATTGAATCAACAACTGCATTTAATCAATTTTCCTGTCAACGATCAAATATTAGAAATATTCATGAAATTTCAGGGTTTTTTATGACTAAAAAAAATTACACAAACGAAGACGTTCATGTAATAAGTGAAACGATACTTAATAATATATTAGGTAAGAATTCTAATAATGTAAAAGAGGGATTTAAGTATCTGAATTATTATAACTTAACACTTGATGATTTAGATAAGTTAGTGAAAATGAATAAATTAACAGATGAATATAAAACAAAGCAATCTAAAAAACCTCTTATTAAAAAACTAAAAGATCAATATGAAGCAATATATGGAGTTAGACAACAGAGACTTGTACCAAAATTGCCACATATGTCAAAAATAGCTAGCGTTGATCCAGAAGATGAAGATGATAACGCAAGTGACTTGGGGGACAGAATGGGGGACAGCTGTCCCCCATTCTGTCCCCCATAGCCCCATCGCTTAGTTGCTTAGGAACAATTAAGAGGACAATCAGAAAAATTACTAAGCGAGGGGGTTATGGGGGACAGCTGTCCCCCAAGCGAGGGGGTTATGGGGGACAGCTGTCCCCCGAGCGAGGGGATTATGGGGGACAGCTGTCCCCCGAGCGAGGGGGTTATGGGGGACAGCTGTCCCCCGAGCGAGGGGGTATGGGGGACAGCTGTTCCCCAAGCTGTCCCCAAGCCCATTTATTTAAGAATGCCATAGAATGAAGACCATGTTGCTTTGCCTGTTGAATCATAAATTACAATGTTTTTGTCATTTTGAATAATAAATTTGAAAGGTCCAACACCTTTCCCGTTTGTTCCTGCATTCCACAATGCAGTGTTCTTAGAATCATATAATACAGCATTACCATCAGTTTGCATCACTAATCTATACGGACCAGTGCCTTTGCCACTTGTTGCAGAATCCCATATTAATGAATTACCTGCTACTTGTGCTTCTATAAGATTACCATCACTTTGAAGACGTAATTGATATAATCCATTATCGGAATACATCATTGCTGGACAAACTCCTCCATTAGAATCTGAACTACATACACTTACTGAGCCTGCCGATCCTGATGAGCTTGTTTGTGTATATGAAACAAATGCTCCGACTAGAACTACTATTAAAAATAGTCCTAATATCACACACATAATAATAAATATTGATGTGATAATAACTGTTTCTGTATCAACCGGAGGAACTTTTATAATAGTTGTTGGTGGCATCTTTATAATATTCTTAGTACGTATATGACTTACTAAGAAAATACTATAAATACTATTATTCTCTATAAAATGCTATATTTCTGTAATAACACATGTATTATCATAAAATGTAAAATACGCGCCACTACTAACACTAAAACACAAATTAACGTATGGATTACCAGCATTAGCTATAACTATAGCTTGGTATTGAAAAGTCCAACCATCAGTAGAACCAGAATTACGCATGCCCATGCTTGTTGTAGAACCTCCAGTGTATAAATTAGAAATGTTATTTGCACTCAAATAAAAAGTTGGATTACTATTCATATAATCATTCCAGTTATATGCTCCAGTCCATACTACATTATATTTCTTAGTTGGTCTTAAATAAATAGTATTGTTGAATATTTTTATATTTAATGATGAATTCACACCACTATATTGAGTAATAGTTGCAGTATAGTTCCCATTAGATATCGTAGATGCATAACTTGCACCACATATCACATATCCCTTATTATAAGTGATTCTTCCAAAATATATTGGAACTGCATTACTTGCACTTGATGCCATTGTATACCCAACAACTGGAGAATCTATTGACTGGATTGTTAATTCTCCAACTGATACTGCTTGTGCGGTAAGTGTTCCTGAAGCAGTTGATAAATGTGTTGGTAAAGCATATGTAAAATGAAATGGATCTGTGAATGTACATTGAAATGTTCCATTATATGCAGGATAATTTGTTGCACCAGCAATTTTAATCGAACAAGTTGTTGGTAAATTAGGTGGATTTGACAATGTTGCCATGGCAACATTGTCAGAACTTGACAGTGATAATATTGTATAAACAGTATTATCTCCAATGACATACAATGGAACAGAAGAAGAAATGCTAACATCTGCAGGTTGTAAATGAACAATAGATGATCCTCCATATAACACTTCTCCATATGCCCCATTTGATATATCATTTAATACTAATCCATATACTTGATTTCTGTCATTATATGTAGTGATCGAATTGTATACATTTGAATTATTTATTGACGGATCATTTGAATTAATTGTAACAACTGTATTTGCAGAGATAAGAGAACCACTATTATTTACACCATTTACAATAATATTATTGTAAAACACTGTTCCAGTAGAACCAGTATAGCCTGTTGAGCCAGTCATTCCTGTGGAACCCGTCATACCCGTAGAGCCTGTCATACCAGTAGAGCCCGTCATACCTGTATGACCAGTCATGCCTGTAGAGCCAGTCATTCCAGTAGAGCCTGTCATGCCAGTCATTCCAGTAGAGCCAGTCATTCCAGTAGAGCCAGTCATTCCGGTAGAGCCAGTCATTCCGGTAGAGCCCGTCATACCTGTAGAGCCTGTCATACCTGTCATACCTGTCATACCTGTAGAGCCTGTCATACCTGTCATTCCGGTAGAGCCTGTCATTCCGGTAGAGCCTGTCATTCCGGTAGAGCCTGTCATTCCGGTAGAGCCCGTCATACCTGTATGACCAGTCATACCTGTCATACCTGTAGAGCCTGTCATACCTGTCATTCCGGTAGAGCCCGTCATTCCTGTAGATCCTGTCATTCCAGTAGAGCCCGTCATACCTGTATGACCAGTCATACCTGTCATACCTGTAGAGCCTGTCATACCTGTCATTCCGGTAGAGCCCGTCATTCCTGTAGAGCCCGTCATTCCTGTAGAGCCAGTCATTCCAGTAGAGCCTGTAGAGCCCGTCATTCCTGTAGAGCCAGTCATACCTGTAGAGCCAGTCATACCTGTCATTCCAGTAGAGCCAGTCATTCCTGTAGAGCCAGTCATTCCTGTAGAGCCTGTCATACCTGTAGAGCCTGTCATACCTGTAGAGCCTGTCATACCAGTGGAGCCTGTCATACCTGTAGAGCCTGTCATACCTGTAGAGCCTGTCATACCAGTGGAGCCTGTCATACCAGTGGAGCCTGTCATTCCGGTAGATCCTGTCATTCCGGTAGATCCTGTCATTCCAGTAGAGCCTGTCATTCCGGTAGAGCCAGTCATTCCTGTAGAGCCTGTCATACCCGTCATACCAGTAAAGCCAGTTAAGCCAGTTAATCCAGTTAAGCCGTTTAACCCTGTTAATGCCATACCATTTATTGTCAACTCTCCATCCTGAGAAGAAACTATAAGTCCGTTTACATTAATAGACGACACAAACGCTTCGTTATATCTATGCCTATTACTTCCTATATTGTATTCATTCGATACCAATGGTACTATATCACTAGTTTTTAATTTTTCTGTAATATATGTTTTATCTGAAATATTTGTTCTACCATGCACATCAACTTTTCCATGCACATCAACTTTTCCATGTATATTAACTTTATGAGATCTACTGTCCATAAAATACTATAATTCTCTATTATATAATCTATTATATTATTATATTATTATGAGATTACTTTAAATTAATTATGATCATAAATTAAACTTGATGTATACCTAATCCTAATTCTAGGGTTATAAGACCAATTATTCTTTCATATGTATGTTCTATCATATAATCTGATAATAGTGATTTTCTACCAACTGATTTTGATCTATATGCGTAATCGTTACCACATCCATTCGTATTTTTTTTGAGTTGTGTGACCATTTCTAGCCAGTTTTCATCAATTGTATCGTTTGTATTTAATGAATAATATACATTATCAAAATTGTGCTCTGCTATAAATTTTACGATATCTATCTTAGCAATAAATATTGTACCTGCAACAAATTGCCATACACCACTTGGAGGACACTTTAAATTATACCAATTATATAAAGATTTAAGATGATACATATATTTCTCAGGATATTTGAAATTATACATGAATTTCTTTGCACCAATCAGACCAATTGCTGGAGTTTTTATTAAGTTATTTAAATTTACGTGCAATAAAGGATAACATAATCCATTTCTCCATAATTTATCAGATTTAGAATGCAAATGATAAACATATTGATAATGCTTATCATCAGTAACATTAAAATAGTTAACTGTTTTAAATAATTGCATAAGACCTCCTATATCTCCACCTCTATTTTCAATTATTTGAACATGTACATTATCTATAACTGATTTAATCTCTTTCTCTGTTTTGTCATTGCTCTTGCCATTATCATTACTCTTGCCATTATCATTATTATCCGATAATAGAGTTATACCGACATAGACATCAACATTTTCTTCTCCAAGCGCTTTCCTTAATTTCGATACATAATTAGCAAAATAATCAAGTAATTTAAGTCCAAAAAGATATATAGTGACAGCCACTTTAAAGTTAATTCTTGCAGGACTTCTAACAACACACGAGTTCTGTTGCTGTTTCTGAGGTTGCGGTTGCTGTGTCTGAGGTTGCGGTTGCTGTTTCTGAGGTTGCTGTTTCTGAGGTTGCTGTTTCTGAGGTTGCTGTTTCTGAGGTTGCGGTTGCAAGTATTTCTGCGATTGCAGTTGCTGAGAGTATTTCTGGCTATGAGATACACTTTGAAATACACTTTGAGATATACGCACTTTTCTGCCTTCTTTCTTCCCAAATTTTAACCAATGATTGTAAGCTGATTTATGTGTTTTTATACCGTTTTTACCAAGATCGGGATATGTTAAAAGATAAAAATCTGAATCAAATTCATGTTCTTGAATAATTTTTGATCCTTCGGTATTTGACATCTTTATTCAAGTATACCTATTTTATAAGAAAAGCTTTAAGTTGGGGACAGCTTGGGGGACAGCTTGGGGGACAGCTTGGGGGACAGCTTGGGGGACAGCTGTCCCCCATAACCCCCTTGCCAAGGATCATGCTGGGTGGGGGACATGCTGTCCCCCATAGCCCCTTGATGGGAGACATGCTGTCCCCCATAGCCCCCTTGCCAAGGATCATTCCATAATAGTTTTAATGTTTGCCATAAACTCACAGAAATTCCTTTTACTGAGATGTAATTGTGCTTCATTTATCAATCTCTTTTCTCTTTTGCCGTGAGTCTCATAATGTTCTCTTGCATGTTCAGCCGTTTTTATGCCTGCTTTTTGTAAATCTTTGTAATTAGAAATGTAAAATCTCCAATCAAAATAATTATCTAGTGTTTTATCTAGTGTTTTATCTAGTGTTTTATCCATATTATAATAGTAAGTGCTTATATGTATATGTATATATAAAACTATCACTCTTATAATTAATATATCCTCATTTTATTATTATTAAAGTTAGTGATGCTTCCTGTAGTCAATCAAGACTTATTAGATCTAGACTTGAAGTTTTTCCAACACAATTATAATGGAATAAATGAAATATTACATGATTCATTATATAATTGTGATCCAAACTTTATGTTTAAATATTTATTTGAGAATATTATCTTTAATAATAAATACTCATTTGATATTATTTATTCGATATCTAAAACAAATACGTGTAAAATGAGAATCAGTGAAATTCCAGAGAGTTGGAAAGTTTTTACAATAAGGGACGCAACAATAAGACTAACTAAATTTTTAATCAGACTTCTTGATGAATTTATATCAAAACATAATCCACGGCATGACTACATTTCAGAATGGCTTATTAATCAATACAAAGATTATTCTGCAAAAATAATCTCCAATGACGAGTCTTCTTTAGAACCTATTATTACATATGTTACGGGTGTTATTCCATTAACACCACCAAAACAAAGAGCTACGAAGAGACCTTTTGTAATGAAATATTTTTATTCTTGGGATGATGTTCTTAATGCTTTAAGTCCATATAAGAACAAACTCATAGACAACATGTTGAAAGTTAACACATATAAAGGGAAAAACAGAGATGATATGTACGATTATTTTATTTTTTTAGTCAAATATTCATGTGACGATATTCATGAATCGGATGATATATACACATTAATGAGTTCTGAAGAGCCATCAGTAAGGGCAGAGAATATTGTCAAACTATTTTGCAATAATGACTAAGACTATAGAATATAGAGAGACTATAGATGCTACAAGCAATTATCATATTAGTCTTTTTAGGCTTATTAGAAATCAATTATTATTATAAATGTATCGAATATCTTAAAAAATATGAATGTAATACATCTCTTTTTAAATGCATATACAAATTAGTTTGGTTCTATGAATTGCCACGAATTGAGGTATCTATAAAGAATTCACGGGTAGGTAGATATACAATACCTTTAAGAATGAATACTTTTAATAAATTATCTACTATAGATAAAAATAAGATACTCAATATAATTGGCTTCACTGATATGTCAGCAGTTGATGATATGTCAGCGGAAAAGTCTTCTCTTAGTGATGATATTATTTTTGGATTAGATGGTAATATTGGAAAATTATATATTGATAAATCATCAGTGATTTATGGAACTGACACATTGGGTAATAATAAGACATATACGTTTAACAAAGAAGGACAATATTATTCAGTAGAAAGATCACTTCAAAAAGACAAAATAAAAATATTGAACACCAAAGAGACAAAAGGGTCAGAAAGGCACTACATTGTACAAAATGGCCTATTTGCGACAGTTGATGATCCAATTTCGTGCAAGACGCGTATTCAAACAATATACAAAAGACCACAAATACCTTTCACAACAATTCTTGAAATAATAAGAATGGCTATTCATTCGATTACTTAAAAGAATCACAATAGTACTTAAAAGAATTATATAATAGTACTTAAAAGAGCTATAATAATACTTTGTATAGTAAAATGACAAAATACATCGAACATCTTACAGATCTTCCTGATTTTATTAAAAGTAATAAAAAAACAATGCATGCTGTAAATCGATATAGTGATATGAAAAAATATATTGGTCACGGAACACATGTTTTAGCATTTCTTGACCAAGATACAAAATTAGTTACAAAATGTTGTTTTAGTCATTCAGGAACATTAATGGAAGATACAGGAAAATTCAAAGAACAGTTACAACATGTTTCTAAATTTAGTGAAATATTATTACCAATTGATATAAAATATATTGATAAGAATCTAGTTGTGTATACACAAGATTTTGCTAAACCAATCGTCTCAGTTGACAAAGATTTTATTGTATTTATGTTTAATTTTGTTAAAAAGATGTTACGCATAGGAATGAAATTTCCTGATATCTATTTTAGGAATTTTTCGTTATTACATGATAAGTATAATAA